AATTAAAATTATGACATTTATTAAACATCCATCTCATATCTGTAACATTACTTACATCCCAAGTAGATAAATCAGAATTAAATTTTTCACATCTATTAAACATACTAGTCATATCTTTAACATTTGAGACATCCCAGTCACTTAAATCACAATTAAAGCTTCTACAATATAGAAACATACAACCCATATTTGTAACATTAGAGACATCCCATTCACTTATATCTATATTGTGAGGGTCAAATGAATAAAATAAATATGACATATCTGTTATATTTGATACATCTATATCATTTAGGTTTGCATTTTTATTTTTTTTAAGACGCTCTTCTATTATTTCTATAAGTTCTTGTTTATCTTTTGGTTTACAAGTATACTTGGTAGATAAATTTAATTTCTCCTGTATGTAATTATTTATTTTCTTCACTATACCACTTAGGTTTATTTTTTAGTGATGTACATCCATCGAACATATATCTCATTTCTATAACTTTAGAAACATCCCAGTTGTTCAAATCACAATCAAATTTCTTACAATTATAAAACATATATCTCATAGCTTCAACATTACTAACATCCCAACCACTTAAGTCAGAATTAAATGTTAAACACCCAATAAACATAAATGATGTATTTATTGCATTTGATACATTCCAATTACTTAAATTGCAATTAAATACGGCACAATCCAAAAATGTACTATCGAAATATTTCACTGAACTTACATCCCATTCACTTAAATCTGAATTAAAGTTTTTACAGTTATAAAACATCTCATACATATCATTAACATTAGAGACATCCCATTCACTTAAGTCAGAATTAAAGTTTTTGCATTTACTAAACATACATGCCATATCTTCAACATTGCTAACATTCCATTCACTTATGTCTATATTATTAGGGTCTAACTCATAAAATAAATGCGCCATATCTGTTATATCTGATACATCTATATCATTTAGATTAGCATCTTTATCTTTTTCAAGACGCTCTTTTATTATCTTTCTAAGTTCATCTTTATCTTTTGGTTTACAAGTGTACTTAGTAGATATATTGAGTTTCTCTTGTATATAATTATTTATTTTTTTCATTTTTTTAGATATTTTTCTTTATACCAATTAGGTTTATTTTTTAGAGATGTACATTCATTAAATATACACGTCATTTCTTTAACATTTGAAACATCCCATTGACTTATATCACTATTAAACTGATAACATCTATTAAACATATGATTCATATCTTTAACATTTGAAACATCCCATTCAGATAAATCGGAATTGAAATTTTCACAATCATAAAACATACCAGACATATCTTCAACATTAGAGACATCCCATTCACTTATATCTATATTATGAGGATCTAATTCATTAAATAATAATTGCATATCCGTTATATTAGATACATCTATATCATTTAAGTCTGCATCTTCATCTTGTTTAATACGTTTTCTTATTATATTTCTAAGATCCCATTTATTCTCTGGCTTATATGTATACTTAGTAGATAAATTTAATTTCTCTTGTATGTAATTATTTATTGTTTTCATTTTTGTTAATGATTTTATCATTTAAATGGATGTTTATGTTTATCTTTTCTGTTATATTTTGTTTTATCTTTAAATGTATGATTATAAGATATTGGTTTACCATGTTGACGAATTTCTTCTTCACGATTCATTTTTTTATATGCTTTCATAGCATCTTTATTAATATCGTTTTTCTGACGTATAACAGTTTCATAGATTCCGTTTTCATCAATGAAATCATCAATGTAATTAACTAAGTTTTTCATAACGTTAAATAAAAATATAATTTAGAAATTTAATAATGGAAATATTTCTGCAAATTGTTTTCCATAGATATATATTTTATTCTTATTTTCATCTATCTTATTATCTCTTATCCATTCTAATGCAGTCTTATAATTTTCTATAATAGTATAATTAGAACAGTTATTAGAGTTATTCGAACCTGTCAAATCTCCACAATCATTCATTGAAGAACCAGATGTATGACCACATTTTCCAGTCTTACATGTATTATTTATATTTGTCAAATCATACCCATTTTTTAAGAATTCACTCAATAATTCTATTAATGCTTCAAGTAATTCAGGATTTGGTAATGGAGATGGAATTGCTTCTTCAAACATCCATTCTTTATAGAAATCTACACTTGATAACATTTGAATTAACCATTGATATATAGCTGCACGATATTTATCTAAACATGTTGCTGTATCTAATGGAACGATATTTGTACCAGTGTTTATTGTTTGTGTGTATGGAGAATTAACACAAGAAAACTGAGGATCACAACCACATGATGATGCTGTTATTGATGTCGTTAATGTTGTATTAAATATAGAATTCATAAGAATTATAGCATTATCATTTTGTCCATTAGCATAATAATCTATAACATATTTATAAACATAATCTAATGGAGTTTCTTCATGATTATACTTTTCAGACTTATTTTGTATTATTTCCATGAATGTTGAGTTGAAATTATTTAACTCTTCTTGAGTATAAATGTTTTCTCCAGAATTTATTCTATTCAAAAATATAAAATAACCTATGCTATCTATATCTTTTGTCTTAATATCTGATAAGAAATCGTATTGTCTAACATCTGATGACATAAAATATTCTTCAGGATAATTATTAGTGTTCATTTTATCAGATAAGAAGAAATCTACACCAGCATGTAAACTATCTGTTCCTTGTATCAATTGACTAACTATTGAGCCATGTATATCTATATTAGATAAAAAATCATACACTTCATTACCGGAATGACTCCTACAAAATTTATCATTTATAACAAAATATAAACTACAACCAAATATATCTTGTAGTTCATTATTAAATATATTTATGTTTAAATAATACTTTTGGTTTTCCTCTAAATCACCTTTTCTATATTTTACTATTTTATATGGAATAAAACTTTTTATTAAATCAAAATTATTATATGGTTGCATGTTTATTTTATTATATTTTTAGCTTATATATTAATAATATATTGTTATTTGTTAACTAATGTTAAATTTATTTATATTGATTCTACAGTCCAACCACTTGGGATACCATTAGCACCTGTTGTCCAGTCTCCCATTGATGAGTCTTTGATGAATGTGTTAACTTTAACATCATTACCTAAAACAAAATTTCCAGTTCCACTATTTCCAAATAACTGACCACTTACTTTGTCGTACATATAGCCTACGTTGCCTACTCTGACGGGGATGAGGTCTCTTACAAGAGTGTTGTTCTTCTTTATGTAGCAACTATATACCCTACCTTTCATATTGTAATATAATTGCCACCAATTACCAGTTTGGTCTGTATAGCCTATTTTAAGTGTTCTCTCTGTAGTAAAAGGTGTGGACAACACAGTAGCATTTCTTGCAATAATAGAATTGTTTTCTTTTACGCTTCTGATGTTTTTGTCAATATGTACTGTATAGATAACATCTTTTTGCATTAGGTGATATGAGCATCTGCTATTTCTATAATCACCGCAATCAATATTTAAACTGGCATCGCCATTTCCTTCCATAACAGAAAAATTCCTTACTGTAGCACTTGTTCTTGTACCAAATACACAGCATCCGTCTGTTATACTATTTTGATGTAATGAGAATGTAATTTCAGTCTCAGTTTCCAAGTCACCATATACTCCAGTATCTATCCACTGAGTACCTGTTAATTCCAAATACTCAATCTCAGCCTCATACGGAGGAACACCAGTTACCCAATCAGTTGTGCAGTTACTTGCACTTATATCTGTTGCAAGACACTTAATTGAGTTCAGGTTTGTACAACCATAGAACATTTGCTCATAACACCATTTTGTCAACGTTGTTGCTGGTAACTCTGGAGCTGTTGTTAAACTTGTACACCCATAGAACATTCTATCATAACAATCATCTACTAACGTTGTTGCAGATAACTCAGGTGGAGTTGTTAGATTTGTACAATCAGCGAACATACTATTATAACTGCTTTCTGCCAATGTTGTTGCAGGTAACTCAGGGGCTGTCATTAGACTTGTACAACCAGCGAACATACTAGCATAACAACCACCCGTTAATGTTGTTGCTGGTAATACAGATGGTGGTGTTATTAGATTTGTACAACCATAGAACATGTTTTCGTAACAGTTATCTCCTAACGTTGTTGCAGGTAACTCAGGTGCTGTCATTAGACTTGTACAGCCTTCAAACATACTATAATAACATTCTTGTACTAATGTTGCTGCTGATAACTTAGGAGCTGTTGTTAGATTTGTGCAATAAGCAAACATATAACTATAACATTGATTTGCCAATATTGTTGCAGGTAATGACAGATTCTCACTGCTTATTATATTTTCGTTGTAATTAAATAATTCATATAGTGCAGCGTTCTTACCTTCAAGACTTGTTTGTCCTTTAAAGTCATCCCCATATAACAATGACATCACATTACCTTCTACAGAGTATCTAACATTGGTATCACCACTGAATGTACCAATGCCTGAATCAGGAGAAGTTATACCTTTCCATCGCACTTTATTACCTGTAACAACAGATAGTGTTATATTAACACTTGGGTCAGACCATGTTATACCATTATTTGTTGAGTAAGATAATGCATTGGTTGATGTACCTGTCCATGTAATATTACCACCAGTTGTTATATTAAATGTAAAATAATTATCTGGATGTTCAACAGTCCAACCACTTGGTATACCATTAACACCCGTTGTCCAATTACGCATACTTTCTGCCTTGATAAATGTACCGCTTGCTGCGACACCATTTACCCAACCTTTTGTGCAGTTAGTTGCACTAATATTAGTTGCAAGACACTTTATTGAGTTTAGATTTGTACAACCATTGAACATACCTTGATAACAGTAAGTTGCCAATGTTGTTGCTAGTAACTGTGGTGCAGTTGTTAGACTTGTACAACCATTGAACATATAACTATAACAAAATTTTGTCAATGTTGTTGCTGGTAACTCAGGTGCTGTTGTTAGACTTGTACAACCTGAAAACATACCATTATAACAGTACTCTGCCAACGTTGTTGCAGGTAATTGTGGGGCTGTTGTCAGATTTGTACAACCACGGAACACACCACTATAACAACTACTTGCTAACGTTGTTGCAGGTAACTCTGGGGCAGTTGTTAGTCTTGTACAACCTGAAAACATACCAGTATAACAGTACTCTGCCAACGTTGTTGCAGGTAACTCTGGTGCTGTAGTTAAATTTGTACAATCATAGAACATATATTCATAACAAGACTCTGCTAATGTTGTTGCTGGTAACTGTGGTGCTGTTGTTAAATTTGTACAACCATTGAACATACCATTATAACAGTTACTTGCTAATGTTGTTGCAGGTAACTCTGGTGCTGTAGTTAAATTTGTACAACCTTTGAACATATTGGAATAACATTGTGTTGCTAATGTTGTTGCAGGTAACTCTGGTACTGTTGTTAAATTTGTACACTCAGAGAACATATATTCATAACAAGACTCTGCTAATGTTGTTGCTGGTAATGATAGATTCTCAGTACTTGTAATATTTATGTTGCTATCAAATAAATGACTGAATGCATAGTCCTTACCCTCAAGACTTGTCTGTCCTTTGAAGTTATCCCCAAATAATAATGACATTGTATTACCTTCCACAGAATATCTAACATTATCATCACCGCTAAACTTACCTATACCAGCACCTGTTGATGTTGTTACACCTTTCCATAACACTTTATCACCTTTGTTAACTGATAGTGTTATATCACTACTTGGTGTACTCCATGTTGTACCGTTATCTTTTGAGTAAGATAATTTATTATCATTTAATGTACCAGTCCATGTAACATTACCACTAGTTGTTACTACCATCGTAAAGTAGTTTTGAGAGTAGTCATTTTTTAATTTATTTTCAATGTAATCAATTTTATTGTTCTGATATATTAAATTTCTATTAAATAAAGGTGTTTTTTCTTTTGCCACTATCGAATCATAATACTCTGTATCATCTTCATATTGAGGTATTTTTCCATCTTTCTCAATAGCTAATTTAACTTGAGTCTCTCGTACACCTTCAATTTCATCATGTGGAGAAAATCTAATATATAATTCTTTATCTATATTATAATTAGCAAATATCTCATCTATTATTTGTTTAAATTCTTCATCAATAGTAGTATTTTCTAAATCATTAACAAATCTTTGAGCTGCAGTATTATTTTTGTTATTAATATAATTTTGAAAATCACTAATTGAACTATATGTAGATAAATTTAAATTTTCATCTTTATATTTATTAGATGCTTGAATACCATCATCAGTATATTTATTATCCCCATACTCACTATAGTCTTGAGATAATGTATGTTCTATTATATAACTAACATTATACACTCCAGTTTCTATTCTTGTAGATTCTACAGGAACATTTTTTTTAATTATCTTATAATGTCTTATTATTTCATCCAATATGTTTTTTCTTGAATCATATATATTATAAACATTATTTTCATCATAATAAGTATTGTTGTCTGAATTATACGCTAGTACAAATTCTTTAGAGTTATTTTCATGATGATTATTAAGAGCAACATTTAGTCCTCTTAAATATATTATAAGATTATCAGGATTTTCACTATTATCTATATAAAAAGTTAATGTTAAATGTAATAACTCTTTATATATAAAAATTCTAAAACATACATCATAATCGTTTTTAACTAAAATATATCCAGGATAGTTTTCTGGATCATCACATATGTTTCCTTTTAATAATTCATATATATCATCTAAATTTTTAATGTCTTGTAACATGGTTTTATTAATTTCTTTCTATATATTAAAAATAAACCAATTAAATGAAAGAAGGATGAATAAAAATTCATCCTTCAACAAACGACTCTATATACTTATCCTCAAATATATCACCTTGAAGATAATTTCACGAATCATATATTAAAAAAAATATTATTCAAATTGTTTTAAGTATTCATTAACTTTATCATACATGTATTTTGATATGTATATTTTTAACCCAGACACAAGTATTATGTAATATTTTTCTTCATATTTTGGTTTAATACCAATTGAATCTATTATGTAATTATCTAATGATTTAAAATACTTCGTTAATAATTCTTCATCTTGTGTTTTACCGTAATCTGGTTTAAATAATGTATCATTATCTATTTGAAGTAATGGAGGATCCTGTGAATACTGATTTAATAAATCATTATATCTAGATTCCCATTCATTTATATCTTTTTTATTTGATATTTTCTCTAAAGAATACAATGATTCTATATTAATAGTTAAATCATCAGATATTTTTACAATCTTCATACTCCTATATTATTCACATTAGATACTAAATTATCTCCAATACGTGTTTGACTATTTTGTGATGGTTGAGTTGTATTTTTACTAGATGATACTCCATATTTTTCAAATATTTTTGTAATTTCATTTATCATTTCATTTGATTTTCCTGAAGTTTTCTCTAAACTATTATATTTATTTTCCAGCTCAACATAATTAGATTTTAATACTTTTAAATCATTTTCAAGTGATTCTGCTCTTTTTGTTGCATCTTCAGTCATAAGTTTTTGGTTGTCTTGTACATCATAAAGGTCTTGCCATTTTCTCTTAATATCGTTATATAATTGTTCTAATTCTTTGTTTTTATTAGATAATTCTTGTAAATCTGATTTTATCTTTTTGTTCTCATCAATAGTTCTACCGTATGATTCTTCTAAAGCCTTTATAGTATTCTTATTCTTTTCAATATCTTGTTTTAGAGTATCGTTTTCAGATTTTAATGTTGTTATGTCTTTTATCTGTTCATTAAATGCTGCATTATCCTCTTTAGTTTTATTATATGATTCCTCAAGTCTTTTAATAGTATTTTTATAATTTTCAATATCTTGTTTTAAAGTATCATTTTCATTTTCTAATGATGCAATGTTTTCTATCTGTTCTTTTAATGTTGCTGTATCATTTATGATAGTTTCTCTATTCTTATCAAGTTCATTTAATGCATTGTTAAAATTACTATAGACTTGTTTGAATACAACAGATAATGCTATATCATTCAAGAATTTTTTATTTTGAGTTTTTTCATATAATGCTACTAATTTGTCGGTATTTCTATTTAACGCATCAAGAATCTCTAATGAACTCTTTTGTGCGAATTCAGATAAAATTTCTTCATGTTCACCTTCAGCATCAACTCGTATAAATTTATTTTGACCTAATAATTCTTTAATACTACTCATATTATCTTTAAAAATCTTTTAATTTAATATAGAATTTTTTCATTCATAATTAAAATAATTTTAAAAATTTTTAACAATTCTTTCTAATTCTCTTTTATTATCTCTTTCTTTAATAGATTCACGTTTATCATAATCTTTTTTACCCTTACATAAACCAAGTTTAACTTTTAACATATTTCGTTCATTTGAAAATATTTCCAAAGGTATTAAAGTTATTCCAGGATTTTGAGTTTCTTCTTTTAGTTTTCTAATTTCTTTCTTTTTTAATAGAAGCTTACGTTCTCTTAGTTCTTCATGATTAGAAAACTTATCAGAATCATATTTAGAAATGTTAGAGTTTTTCATTAACACTTCATTATTAGATATATAACAATATGCATCAGAAATGTTACATTTTCCGTTGCGAATAGATTTAACTTCAGATCCTTGAAGAACAATACCCGTCACATAGGTTTCTATAATGTTATAATTATGTCTAGCTTTTCTATTTATAATTTTCACATCTTTCATAATAATATATAGAACTTAAAAGAAAATAATTTATTATTAAAGACATATTTTAAATTATTTTACTTATTTTTAATTATATAAATTAGTTTATAAATAAAGATATGATATTAGGTAACTTAGAAAATGCGTTAAATATAGAACAGACTATTAATGAAACTGTTCAACAAAATTTTAATCAGTCATCAGCAAATATTAAACAACCATCTAGATGGTCTAAAATATTAACAGCTTTATCTAATTATGGAATGAATTATAATGATCAAGTTTATAAAAACATGATAGCGTTCCCTGCAGATAAAGCGTTGCAACCAAAGGATGAGCAAACAATGCAACAAGTTTTGTTTGGTAATTCTATGAATAACTGGAAAGTAAAACCGGAAGAAGATAAGACATTTGCAGAAAAAACATTAGAACAGAAAAGAGATATTCTTCGTAAGATGGCAATGCAGCCAGAATTAGAAGATATATTAGATATTATGGCTAATGAATCTATTGTGTATGATGATGATGAATCATATATATGTACACCATTCTTAGATACTGGTTTGATACAAGAACTTAATGAACGCGCATTAGAAGAAATAACAAATGGTTTAAATACAGCATTCTATAAAATATATCTATTGTTAAACTGGAAACAAAATGCTTGGGATATGTATAAAAAATATCTTATAGATGGTGTATTAGCATATGAAATTGTTTATGACAACTTAGACAACCCTAAGTTAATACTTGGTATTGTAGATTTGGATCCTGCAACATTAACTCGTAAAGTAAAAGATGGTATAACATATTGGGTTCAGTTTGAAGGAAGAATTGGATTTGAACGTACATTATTAGATTCTCAAGTTATATATATAAAATATGAAGATTCTGGTACATCAACAAGACAATCATATCTTGAGCGTTTGATACGTCCATTTAATCTTTATCGTATTATTGAACAAGCACAAGTTATTTGGACAGTTACCCAATCATCATTTAAGACATTGTTTACTATACCTGTTGGTTCGCAAAATAAAACAAAGGGTTTACAGACATTAGCTAACACAATGAATAGATATAAAGAAGATGTATCATTCAACGTTGAGACTGGTGAATTAAAAATAAATGGTAAAACTAATATGCCATTTAATAAAGAATACTGGTTCCCAGAAAATGAAAATGGTAAACCAGAAATAGAGACACTTACAGATAATGGACCAATGTTAAATGACTCAGACCAAATAAGATGGTTTGAATCAAAACTTTGGAAAATGTCAAAAATTCCAGCAAATCGTTTTGATAAAGAAGCTCAATCAACATGGTTTGGTAATGATCCAACACAAGCATTACGTGATGAAATAGATTTTTCTCGTTTCGTTACACGTTTAAGGAATACATTTTCAGAAATATTGTTAAAACCATTACGTATACAATTAACATTAGCTATTCCGGATATTAAAAATGATAAACGTATTCTAAACTCTATTACTCTTCGTTGGAATAGTTATAACTTATTCGAAGAAATGATGAACATAGAAATCATGACTAAGAGAGTTGAATTTATTGGCACAATGAAAGATAGTTTAACAACAACAGATGCAGAAGGAAATGAAGAAACATTTTTCTCATTAAAATTCTTAGTAACAAAATATCTTAAGATGTCTGAAGCAGATCTTGAGCTTAATGAGAAATTTAAGTTAGAAGAAAAACTTAATAAAAAGGATAATGGTGAAGAAGGAGAGAATACAGAATCTGAAGAAGAATCACCAGAAGATGAATTAGGTGGAGAAGAATCATCTGAAGAAACTGGAGAAGAAGCAGGTGGTGGATCTGAGTCTGAAGGTAGTGACATAGATAATGAAATGTTAGGAAATGTTCAACCAGAATCTCCAGAGACAACACAAGCATAAATATAAAATTATAATCAATGAAAAATATTAAAGATTATATATTAGAAGGATCCTGGGGTTATGAGCCAGATCAAAATGATGGTACATTAGATTTACGAGGAGATACATGGTTATCTATATGTGAATTAATATATGATAAATGTAATGAAACACATAATAAATTTAAAACTGACTTTGCTTGGGAATCATTAGGTAATATAGAGTTTTTCTTTGAAGTTTTATCTGAAACAAAAGAGTTTGGTTTAAATGATGAACATGAATTTAATAAATATTATTATTGGTGGAGATTAATTGACAAAAAGAAAAATAAAAACATTATTGATTTATATAAAAAACTTCTTAATCAATGTAAATCAGATAAAAAATGGATTGAAGACTGGAAAGAACCAGAAAAAATGCAAGCATCGTTAGAAAAAAGAGAATTAGTTCTTCAAAGATATGAACAATTATTTGAAGAACGTAAAGCTTATGAAAAAGAAATTAAAAAACAACAAAAAGCAGATGTTAAACAAATAGAAACAATTATAATAAAATGAAAACTCTTAGTACATTTATTAATGAAAGTTTAAATAATAATTATCCTAATGTAAAAGAATTAGGTAATGGAGAATTTGATGGTATATTGTGGGGACATTGTTTTCTTTATGAAAATAAAAAATATTATTCAGAGATTGGATGGCGTAACGCATTTCCTAGTTATTGTAAAATGATAATTGATGAAGAAAAAGTTTCCCCTAAACAAGTAGACCGATGCCAACATATAGAATTAAAAAAATTATTTGATAATTAATATATAAAATGTCATATTTAAATGATTATAGTATAGTTGAAAGTGTTGTTGAGTATAGTGATGACCCATTATGTATAGGCAGAGTTAGAGCATCTATTCCAGGAGTTATCGAACATACAACAACTGATAATGCAGAAGCACTACCATGGATTCGTCCTTTCAAGATGTATGGATATCAAACATTTTCTAAACCTTTGCAAGGACAAAAAATATGGGTTATTGGTAATAACTCAAATTATAATGAATTCTGGTGGTTTCCTTATTTTGAACCAATAGATATTGTACAAGGTTATCTTAATGCAAGATATGATGATGATCCAGATGTATTACATGCTCGTGATGGATATGTATCACCAGTTATGTCAACATGGGATTGTACACAAGGTTATAAATGGGTAATAGGAGAAGATTATATAGATTTTTTTCCAACTCGTGAATACAAATTAAAAGTGAACGAATGTAATATAAATATAACCGCCGGTAATGTATTACAATGTGGTGGTGATAATTCATCCGCTGGTGAGTATGAACCTGCTGTTATGGGTCATAAATGTGAGAAACTAAGAGGTAACATACAAAAGGCTTGTGATGCAGTTGCAACAGCCGCAGCTACATGTTCAACAACCGTTCATTTAGAATCATCATTAAAACAGTTAGCTAAGTCATTCACTGAAGGTAACATTTTATGTGATAAATGTCATGTGAACTAAAATATTTTATTTAATATAAAAATGACAAAACAAATTAGAGTAGATAGTGGTGCAAAATTAACAAAGGGATTACCAACAAACACAATGTCAAAAGGTAATCCTGTCCCATACGTATCAACAGATTCTGCAGATCCAGTAAAAGTTGAATTTAATACTGATGACATAAGTTATGTAAAAACAGATGGATCTAATGATATACAGACTGAGGGTATGCTTCCTGAACCAATTGTTTATGGAAAAAATATGGTTAGTAAAGATTTAACTAGAGGTATATCAATAAATACAGTTTTACCAACATCATCTAGTACATCATCAACGGAATCTGATACAAAATCTAATGTATCATCTTCATTAAACGATATAAAAACTAACGTATTAACTGCTATAGGTTCAGGAGTTGTTGTTGCAAACTTTGTATCAAACGCTGCAGATATCCCTAATGCTGTTGGTGCAATTACTGCAGCATTCACTGGAAAGGTTGCAGAAAAGGCAGGAAATATAATTGGAGAATACACCGCAAAGTATGCAGCATTACCTGCATCTGTACCTGGGAGAATTTCTAAATACACTCAAGAGGCACTATCAAAATCAAAAGGAGATGTAGATAGTTTAGGTGCACAATTTCCAACAAAGCTTTCATTAACTGATGCTTTAATTGAATTGTTAAAACCAAAAGAATTAATGGCATCAAATGAATTCGATAGTATATCTAATAACCAAAAAAAATCAGCAATATCTAAAGCACAAGAAAAATTAAAGAGTGTTTCTGAAAGTGTCAATAAGGTATTAGAAAAAACTAATGTAACAATATCAAAGATAATGAGTCATGCTGAAGAAGGTCCAACATGGTTGCAACAAAATATAGATAGAGAAATGAATCGTATAGAATCTAATATCAGAAAGGAATTAGATGCTGGTTATAAAGATGCAGAAAAAGAAATAAATACCTTTTGTGAAAATGCAGGAAATAAAGCAGCAACAAATATAATTAGTATTTATAATAAAACCATACGAAAGAATGCTCAGGTTATCATTAATAAACAAAATGAAGTAAAACAAAAGGCAACGATAAAAATGAATACAGCAAAACAAATTGCGATATTAAAATTATATTCATTATTAGGTGTATGAGTAAAGAGAAAGAATTTGAATATGAATACAATCCAATAAAAGAACAAGTAGGTAACAAAGCAGCTGAACGTGTTATATGGACAACATCCGTAATTGAAAAAGCATTAGAAGGTATACAACAAGGTCAACCTCTTAAAGCTAGTCCGTTTTTAAATAAAAATACTAAATTATTAAAACCGGAATTAGTTAGAAAATACACTCCTGAAGAAATCGAAGATTATAAACATTGTGCATTAGATCCCCTATATTTTGCGTCAAAATGTTTCTTAATGACTCCAGAAGGTTTGCAAGCATGTAAACTTCGTGATTATCAAGAGGATTACATTAGACATTTACAAAAAAACAGGTTCAGTATCTTCCTTTCTTGTAGACAGTCGGGTAAGTGTTTTTCTATGATGTCGACAATAAAAATTAAACTCAAAAATAATTCCCAATCTGTCAACATATTAGAAAAAAATAATTATTTTTATATAAAGGAAGAAGATTTATATGAAATACCATTTTATGAAGTTTATAATTTGTTTTGTAAACAAACTTGGTTATGGAAATGTAAATATCATTTATATAAAATAATTTATAAGTTAAACAATGGCAGGAATAAAGGGAATGAAAATCAAAAAAAATCATGAAGATTCACCAAGATTTGCAGAATATTATAAGAAACAAAACCCAGAATTGACAATGGAACAATGTGAAGCAAAAGCTACATGGTTCAAAAAATCTTGTAACTATCAATGTATAGAATATTATGAAAAGAATTACCCAGAATTAACACATGAAGAACATTTAAAATTAAAAAAGCAATTACAAATTCAAAAGAAACAAAATACTCCATTAAATTTAGAATATTACATCAAAAAATATCCTGAATTATCAAGAGAAGAACAAGAAAAACTTTGGCATACATATGCAAAAGAAAATTGTTATCAAAGTGAAGAATATTACATAAAAAGAGGAGCAACAAAAGAAGAAGCAAAACAATTAAAAAGGAAAAAACTTGAAATAGTTACACCAAAAATAGTTGCAAAAATTTCAGGCCAAAATAATGGTATGTCTTCTACAAATAGAACAGAACAAGAACGTAAAGAATCATCACCATTTTCTAAAGAATTTTATATCAAAAGAGGACTATCAGAAGAAGATAGAAAAAAATTCAATGAAAATGTAGCAAATAACAGAATGTATAATACACGACTTGATTATTATATCAATAAAGGTATGTCTGAAGAAGAAGCACATAAGGCTTTATATAATAGACAGGCAACATTTAGTTTATATAAATGTATTCAAAAATATGGAGAAGAAAAAGGACTTGAAATTTTCAATGAAAGACAAAAGAAATGGAATAAAAAATTACAAAAATCTTTTAAATTAGGTAAATATGTGCAATCACCAGTAGCTAATAAATTATTTGAAGAAATTAAAAACAAATTAAATATTAATAATTCTACTGAAGAAAAATACATATTTAATGATAAATTACATAAAGGATATTTGTTTGATTTTTGTCTAAATGATAAACTAATAGAATTTAATGGAGATTATTGGCATGCAAATCCTAAATTTTATGGACCAAAATCATTTATAAAAGCAAAAAATAAAAGAGCAGAAGAAATTTGGGAATATGACAAAATAAAAATACAAACTGCTGATGATCAAGGGTATAAAGTATTGATTGTTTGGGAAAATGATTATCATAATGATAAAGAAAAAACTTTACAAAAATGTATAGATTTCTTAAATAATGATTAAAAAATGTATTATAAAATTTTTATATCAACTCATTTCTTTATTAGACACAATAGATTTCAAATGTTATCACAATAAGTTGTTAGATAACTATAAAACTATTGATGATATTGACATTACAGATCAACAAATAGAGATATTGACTGATGCTGGATATAAACCATTGTCACATCTGATGATGACTAAACCATTTGAACAATATATTGTAAAGTTAGAAAATGGTTATGAATTGAATTGTGCTGATGAACATATATTGTTTAATAAAGATTTTAATGAAGTGTACGTCAAAGATTTAAAAGTTGGTGATTATGTACAAACAGATCAAGGATTACAAAAAATAATATCATTGACAATTGACAGTACTAAAATATCAATGTGTGATACAACAGTAGATGATCAAAATCATAGATTCTATTCAAACGGAATATTAAGTCATAACTCCACAACAACCGCAATATATTGTTTATGGGTTATATTATTTAATTCAGATAAAGCTGGTTTGATTCTTTCAAAGTCTGGTCCAGCTGGATTAGATTTGATAAAAAAAATCAAAGATATGTATTTGTATCTTCCTTATCACTTAAAGATTGGTACTATGAAATGGAACCAATCAGAAATTTCTTTCGATAATAATTCATCTATATCTACTGAGTCATTCTCTCCAACAGCTGGTCTTGGTAAGACAATCAACTTCCTTATTCTTGATGAGTTTGCTTGGTGTCCACCTAATGATGTAGAATTATTCTATAATAATATTATTCCAACGGTAACAACAATAACAGACTCAAATGTTTGTATAATGTCAACACAAAATGGATTCAATTTATTTTATAAATTATGGAAGGGTGCTATAGAGAAGAAAAATATATATGCACCATTTAAAGTAGACTGGTATCAAGTACCACAGTATAATACAAAAACTAAGCAATGGGAAAAGAGAACTGATAAATGGAAAAACGAAATGATTGGTGTACTTGGTAGTGAAGAAGCATTTTATTATCAGTATGGCACACAATTCTCGGCTTCAGATAGATGTTTAGTATCACGTGAATTATTAGCAACATTAAGAAATGATGCAGAATTATGGGTTAATAAAACTGAAGAAATACAAGATATGTATAATTTATATCTTCAGCATCATGAATTTTTATTTTTTAAACCTGATTTTAATTTAGAAGAATTAAAGACTGGATTTTTTGTTATAACAATAGATTTAGCTGAAGGTGGTGGGGCAGATTCAACGGTGTTCAATATTTTCCAAATGACTGATAAAGACATATTAAAACATATTGGTTATTGGAAATCTGATTGTGTTGACTTGGATCATGCCGCATTGGAATTCTGGCTATTAGCATCACAATTATTCAATGGTGAAAATTGTATTTGGTCATTAGAATGGAATACTTATGGTGCATTATTTTATAGAATGCTGTTAGATCTTAATGAAAATGAGTTTGATGTTGAAAGTGGATATCGTTTTAATATTTCACCAGAAGGATTAGAAATATCTAATTTTGTTATGTATAAGAAAAAACATTCAGAAGAGGATATTGTTAATTCTGTTGTTAAAAGTAGATCACATTCTCAATTTGTTCCTGGAATAAAACTAACATCTGGTAATAAACCAACAGCATGTTCATTATTAAAAATAATGTTCGAAAAACATCAAGTAACAACAACTGATTTAATAACATTAGGAGAATTAGAAAACTTTGAAGATAAAAATGGTAACGGAACATATAAAGCTTCATCAGGACACGATGATCTTATAATGACATTTGTACAATTACCAATGTTAATGCAGACAAGTAGATATAAAAATTTTGTTGAGGATTATTTAGAAAACCAAATATCATTAAATCATGATTCAAAATGGAGTAACTCTTATGAGGCTAATCCATTTGATTATAATAACTCATTTAATAATTTATTTGGACCATCTCCAATACCTGGTTCATTTGAAATTTTTAGTAGATAATTACTATATTTTAATAATTATACTATGTTAACATAAATGAAATCTACTATTAATAAAACAATTAGTTTATCCAGTTTATCTGATGAAGAAATAAAAACATATAAAGAATACATTTCAGATCATTTTGAGTTAAATGAAAATAGTGTTATATGTGGTGATTTTTTTAATATAAATCCTCAAATACCAGATAATTATGTTAATCTAATTTTATTAGATCCCCCTTATAATTTATCTAAGACTTATGGAGAAACAACATTTAAGTCTATGTCTGATGAAGATTATTTTAATTATTCGGTTGATATTTTTAAACAATGTTTACGTACATTAAAAGATAACGGCACTATGTATGTTTGTGGAGACTGGAAAACATCATACATTCAACGTAAAGCATTAGAATTTTTAGAAAAACAAGGAGAATGTGATGTCATAAATCGTATAACATGGTCTCGTGACAAAGGACGTGGATCTTTGAATAATTGGAAAAATAACATTGAAGATATTTATATGGTTGTTAAAGATAAAAACAATTATGTATTTAATATTGAAGATGTTAAAATAAGAAAGAAAGTACTAGCTCCATATAAAGACAAACAAGGTAATAATAAAGACTGGGAAACTACAGAAGAAGGTAATGTAAGAATGACATATCCATCAAATATATGGTTTGATATTGTTATACCATTTTGGTCTATGGCAGAAAATACAACTCACCCAACTCAAAAACCGGAAAAACTATATGCAAAACTAATTCTTGCATCATCAAATGAAAATGATGTTGTGTATGAACCATTTGCTGGAGTGTTTACTGGGTGTGTTACTGCTCAGAAATTACATAGAAACTGGATAGGAATTGAATACGAAAATGAGTATTGTATAATTGGTCAAAAACGATTATGTAATGCAGAAATTTCAAATACAATTCAAGGTTATGAAGATGGTGTTTTTAGAGATAAATGAATAAAGCAGGGTTTTTAACCCTGCTTTTGTTGTATTATATATTTAGAAATGCTTTATAGCATTGTATGTTTCCAATGATCATCAATACATTTTGTTACAAAAACAACAATGAGTAAACAAAATATAAATAAAACACATTTCATTTAACTCATATATTGAAATATATTTTAGAAAAGATAACCGTATGTAGTATCGGCATTTTTCTTGTAATTATTTATAAATGATTTTAATATTGTTTTAATAGTTTTCATGATTTTCATTAAATTAATTTATACATATATTTTTATAATTTATCGTCTTTTTTATTATTTTTTTTATAATCACTCATTAATATAACGATAAGATATTATGAATGATCTATATATATTATTTTAATGTGAAATAAAATATTATTTCTTCAGATAAATTTCATTGTCATTTTTAACAACTTTTGATCATTGTTTTATATATTACAACCATATAATTTTAATATAGTTAAAAATAAATAAACAAATTATGATTAGTAAAGAATTCAAAGCATTTAAGTGAAATAATTAACATAGATTAATTTTTAGGGTTATTTTTAATTATAAAGATTGTTTAATATATAGAGGAACACAAATATAAATAAATATTAAACAATTAAAATGAATAACATAATAAGTGTAATAACTAATAATGTATTAAACAAGATGAAACCTCAAAAGAAAAATAATGATAATTATCTATCAAAACTAATAAAAGAAGACAATAATGTTAGTGTTTTAAATTTCTTTTTATTAGCTACAGTATTTGTTGGCATAGTATTATTAATTGTACCAATAGTTGGAATGCTAGTTGATATTTTCTTTAATCATACTATGACAATTAATTTATCAGATATGGCATTATATATTGGAGCTGTTGCTGGTATATTTGCATCTGGTGGATTAACAACAGCGTGGACTGAATTTTCATACTCAAAATTTAAAGTACCAGTATTAGATGAAAATGGTAGACCAGTTAAAGATGACAACAATAATGGTATTCCAGATGATGAAGAAGCCCCAGATAGTTTAGAATGCAAGGTTCCAGTATATGAATAAAAAAATGAGTAGTTAATGTTAACTACTCATTTTCAATTTCTAGATTTTTGTCCCACAGTATGGGCAATTAGATTTTTGTCCCACAGTATGGGCAATACTTATATTTTGTATTTAATTTTCTTCCACATTCATGACAATATATTTTTTTCAAATCATTATTATTTATTTGTTTTCTAGATGCTGGTAAAATTTGTATCTGTTCTTTAATAAACCAATAATTTTCAAAATCTATGTTAACATTACTAAATTTTTGATTTGAATAATTTCCTTTACCTATACGTCCAGTTTCAATAGTATTATTTCCTAAATTTAATGATTGTACACTCCCAGTAGAACATTCACATGAAAATAAAGTAATTGGATCCGGTTGGGGTAAATTCATCGATAAACGTGTTGTGGTTGTATCATAATTTTTTGATAAAGCTGTTGCAGTTATATCATAATTATTATTTGTATAATATATATTATTATAATTCCAATTATTAATAACTTCTTTTTCTTTATAAAAACGTACTTCAACTAACCCATTATTTCTAATAGCATTTTTAACTTCTGCAGTATTTTCAACTTCGTAAGTTTCAAATATAAACTTATTATTGCTATCAAAATATCGTTCTAACCAAATACGTTCACCAGGTTTTATAACAATATAATTATTAAGGTTTTTCCCGTTTAATAAAATTTCTGCACCAATAGTATAAGTAAACGGATTAAATAATTGAATTTGAAATTCTGTATTATCATTCAAATATACAACTCTATTTGAATTATAATTGTACTCTTTAAGTAGAGATTTGTTTGTGGCAATTTTAGCCAATAATGTTTTTTGTTCCATAATTTTTTAGCGTTATATTTTTAAATTTGTTTTGATACAACATCGAGTCTTTTAATTCAACTCTTTAAGGTATTGCATTATATACCTCTGTAACAAAACACTAATGCTTCAATTAACTACATATCCCAAATGTGTAAAATCTCTTCACATTTGTTTACTAACTCTTTATTAAAAATAAATTTTTTCTGTGAATTTGACACTAATATTGCGTTATTAAAATACTTAGTTTTATCATATATTTTATGTTTTAATGTTATATATGGCAAAGTATTTAACGTAATATTATCTTTTGTTAATAGATACGTTACAAAATATTTTAATTTAATACTATCATATGATGGAGATATCTTCATGTACTCTTTATCACAAAAAGGCACAATATTAGACACAATATGTTTTACTTTATTTGAATACTTTGTATTACCAATTTTTTCTTTTAATGATACTCGTTTATCATCAACATTTGGACTTGTACCATTTAATTTATACATGAAATCTGGAATTATTTCTCGCTTCCCAATATATAAATGTTTCACCGGAAGATTATTTATAACATTAATAGAATCATTTAGTTCTAAATCATCATCTTTTGTGTAAATGTTATATTTCTTATTATTATATCTCCAAAAATATGATAACGCTCTAGTATCTAATCCTGCACTAACTTCACACAATAAATCATTTTCATTAATAGAAGATATAATTTCTTTATACTTATTAATCCAGTTTTTTATAACATATCCTGCATCTTTAGAATTTATAGGAATATCTTCTATATCAAAATCATCAGGTTCAAACTCATATCCATATCTTGTTATAACTAATCTTTTAAAAAAATTAGAATGATTAATTATATTACCTTCACCAAATTTCTCTTCTAATACTTTGTGATTTAATGATATATAAAAATCAGTATTGTTTTCATATATCCAAACATTTGGGGAATATGTAATTTTGAAATATATTATAATTTCACTATCAGTCTTTTCTATAACTAAATTAAAATTCTGAAATGATAATATATTATCAAAATTGGTATTAGATATGTATGTATCAAAAAAAGGAATCATATTATATATTATAATATAGATATGATTCCTTTAAATTTTAAATTATTTATGTATTTATAATTTATACCAATCCGGTGTATTTTTTAATGATCTACATCCATCAAACATAAACCTACTATATTTAACATTTGATGTATTCCAACTATTTAAATCACAATCAAATTTTTTACAACCATGAAACATATTCACCATATCTTTAACTTTTGAGACATCCCAATTAGATAAATTTTGATTAAAATTAACACAGTTTTCAAACATACCTTGCATAGTTGTAACATTTGAAACATCCCAGTTGGACAAATTAGAATTGAATTTTATACATTCATTAAACATATCTGATGTATCTCTAACATTTGAGACATCCCAATTAGATAAATCAGAATTAAAATTTTTACAATAAAAAAACATTTCTTTCATTTTTTTAACATTTGAGACATCCCAATCATTTAAATTACTATTAAACTTTTCACAATAACAAAATGTTTGTTCCATAGTCGTAACATTTGAGACATCCCAACCACTTAAATCAGAATTAAAATTTTTACAGTTAAAAAATGTCCATGACATATCTGTAACATTATAAACATTCCACTCACTTATATCTATATTATGAGGATCTAAGTCTTCAAATAAACCTGTCATATCCGTTATACCTGACACATCTATGTCATTTAAATTAGCATTCTTATCTTTCTTAAGACGTTCTCTTATTATATTTTTAAGTTCATCAGAGTCTTTTGGTTTACAAGTATACTTATTAGATAAATTAAGTTTCTCTTGTATATAGTTATTTATTTTTTTCATTCTTTATTTTATTAAATATTTTTTATATCATTTATACCAACTTGGTTTATTTTTTAATGACTTACATCCATAAAACATATGTTTCATATCTTTAACATTTGAGACATCCCAATTACTTAAATCAGAATTAAAATTCTCACACCCTTCAAACATCCATTTCATATTTTCAACATTTGATACATCCCAATTACTTAAATCAGAATTAAAATTCTCACACCCATAAAACATACCTAATGTCGTAGTAACATTTGACATATCCCATTCACTTATGTATATATTATGAGGATTTAAACCACTGAATAACCATCTCATATCTATTATCCCTGATACATCTATATCATTAAAATCTGCATCTTTATCTTCTTTAAGACGTTTTTTTATTATTTTTACTAATTCTGATGTATCTTTTGGTTTATGTGTATATCCAGTAGATAAAATTAATTTCTCATTTATATAATTATCTATTGTTTTCATTCTTTATTTTTGTTAATGATTTTATTATTCATACCAGTCTGGTTTATTTTTTAATGACTTACACCCATCAAACATATGTTTCATACTATTAACATTTGATATATCCCAATCATTTAAATCTTGATTAAATTTATAACAACTAAAAAACATACCCTCCATATTGGTAACATTATTAACATCCCATCCACTTAAATCAGAATTAAATTCAAAACACCCGAAAAACATACGGCAAGTGTTTTTAACTTTGCTAACATCCCAATTACTTAAATCAGAATTAAAAACATCACATCCTCTAAACATGCCTTTCATATTTGTTACATTTGAAACATCCCAATCACTCAAGACAGAATTAAAATGATAGCAATCATAAAACATATCAGTCATATCTTTAACATTGCTGACATTCCACTCACTTATATCTATATTATGAGGATTTAATGCAGTAAATAATCCTGACATATCTTTTATATCTGATACATTTATATCATTTAGGTTAGCATCTTTATCTTCTTTGAGACGTTCATTTAATATCTCCCTAAGTTCTATCCAGTTTTTTGGTTTACAAGTGTATTTAGTAGATAAATTCAATTTCTCATTTATGTAGTTATCTATCGTTTTCATTCTTATTAATTTAATATTTATACCATTTTGGTGGAAGATTTAATGCTGAACATCCATCAAACATATATTTCATACCTTTAACTTTTGACACATTCCAATCATTTAAATCAGAATTAAATTTCTCGCACATAGCAAACATGAAATCCATATTTGTAACATTTGAGACATCCCACCCAGAAATATCACTATTAAAATTAACACAATCATAAAACATATAACTCATATCAGTAACACTTGAGACATCCCATTCGGATAAATCACAATTAAATTTTTTACATATATCAAACATACATTTCATATTTGTAACATTTGAAACATCCCATTCGCTTATGTCTATATTATGAGGATCTAATCCACGAAATAAATATGACATATCTGTTATACCTGATACATCTATATCATTTAAATAAGCATTTTTATTTTTATTAAGACGTTCCACTATTATCTCTCTAAGTTCATTTGTGGTTTTTGGTTTACAAGTATACTCATTAGATATATTTAATTTTTCATTTATGTAATTATCTATTGTTTTCATATAATTTGTTTATAATATATATAAAAATAATTTTTTTCTGCACCATTACAATGAAAAACTTTTATATTAACATCTGAATGCTCATATGTTGGTCTTATATTATACTCATCAGATACTTCAATATTACAAATACGTTTATGTTTATTCATTATAAATTCATATCCACTTTGATTCATGTATTTTATAGTATCTGCATTTTTTTTATAAAACTCTTTAATATCATCAAACAAATTTAATTTATTAAACTTCTTTGCATTTATAAATAAAATACCTGCATTAGGAGATTCTGTGTGTTCATAAGTTATTATTTTCTTTTTATATTTTTTACGATTAAAACAATAAAATAACTTATATTTTTGTTTACTTAAAAAATAATTTCGCACTTCACTATTAAAAATCAAATCAGTATCTAAATACCAATATTTATCATGAGGAATTATCTTAGAAATATAAAAACGTGTTAAAGAAGGATATCGTAAACGCCCATTACATGTGTTAGGGAGATCTGGAAAATCTTTATCAACAATAGACATATCAAAATAATAATACTCTATATTAGGGAGATCATATATTACACTATTGTTAATAACTTCTACTAAATAATCTTTATCTAAGTTATAATAAACAATATATATATTATCTACTTTATTAAATTTTAATAAAGTATTTAATGACATACACAACAAATTAAGCTGCTCATCATTATTATCTATAATATAAGCAACATTAAATTTTGATAACATAAACAATAAAAATATATTTTTTGATACAACAAAATTAATTAAAAAAATTCAAGGAAAAACTATGAAAGTAATAAACTAAACCAATTTTTATGAAACTCTCATATACACCATTGAAATCAAAATATAGTGGAAATTATAACCGTACCACAATAGCTACTTACGATTAGCAAACTCGTTTGAAATTTCTTTCAGGGACGGAATACGTTACGTTGAGACGCGATCTCTTTATATGAGGCGGTACCGAGAATCGAACTCGGATCGTCGGGTTACAAAGCCGAAATAATAACCATTATACTAAACCGCCATTATTTCATGTAACAATCAAAGAAAGTATTGAATATAACCATAACATATTGAAGTAACTCTCTTCTACAACAATGAAATATAATTAAAAAATGTGATGACAACCTGATAAATTCATCACCGAATTAGTTATGAGTCGTTCAGGTTAGGTTGATAGGTAGCCATTTACCACTGCCTTACTGAGCCTCCTAATTCATTTTCCCTATCATTCTGCTACGTCAGGTACGTGTCCCTATTACGGGATCATAGTTGCGGCCTCTGGAATCGAACCAGAACAAGCATTTTCTGTCTCCAGGTTATGAGCCTGGCATCTTACCATTAGACTAGACCGCGATGTTGTTGGGCCACTCAGACTCGAACTGGGACTACAAGAGTCAAAGTCTTGTGTACTAACCACTTATACGATAGCCCAATATTAATTAAATTAATTGCGGGCCCTATCGGATTCGAACCGACCTGATCTCCTGAGTGACAGTCAGGCGTACACACCAAAGCATACCCAGAGCCCAATGAAATTTGTAGGGTGAGCAGGACTTGAACCTACAACCTTGAACGTATAAGATTCCTGCGCTAACCGATTGCGCCACCACCCCATAAGGAACAATTGTTGCGAAGGCGGGAGTCGAACCCGCGGCACAAGGTTATGAGCCTTATATGTTACCCTTACACCACCTCGCGATGTTTAATAAAAAATATTTGCTGACACTGAAGGGTTCGAACCTCCGACTCGCTGCTTACAAGGCATTAAAATTGAAGTAACTCTAACCTACAACATTCTTTCGAAGTAACAACGACTAAAGTAATAAACAATAAAAGCTGCTCTACCAACTGAGCTAAGTGTCAGTGCTTAATATTTAATTTTGTACGCCCTGAGGGACTCGAACCCTCGCCTCTCACATTAAAAGTGTGATACTCTACCAACTGAGTTAAGAGCGCAAATCTCTATAAGCATTAATAATTATAATATCGGAATCCTACCGAACCATTTTCATGTGTTTCATCAAAAACTTTTTATAATCGAACATTTTAAGTTCTAATACTTACTTTGATTAATTGTTATTACCGATTTGTCTGTAGTAGGGTGGGCGGGACTTGAACCCACAACCTTGAATGTATAAGATTCCTGCGCTAACCTATTGCGCCACCACCCCAGCAATAAATTATATTTAAAATTATTATAATTTTCCAAACTTCCAACCTTTATTAAGGTATTCATTGAATTTATCTGGTGAACATCTTGTTTGGTTTAAACCATCATTCATCCATTTATACCCTACAAAATGTTTATTTCCATTTTGTTTCCAATGTTTACCAAAATTAACTCCTTTATACTTACCAGATTTCCATTCATTTGAATTTTTATCTAAAGAATATGTATTTCCATTTTTATCTTTACATACAATTTTATTAGGAGTTCCATTATATTCTCGTGTAGGAATATATTCACCAGATATATATTTTGGATCATTTATTGATACATATCCAATAATATTCTCCTGTTTATCTTTTACATATATTTTTCCTTTATTATAAGGAATATATTCTCCGGATAAATATTTTGGATCATTTGTATTTACCCACATTTTGTTATCATTTTCATCATATACATAAACCTTTCCTTTCCAAGAAAATTTAGTTTCTGGATGTGGAATATATTGTTTAATTCCTTCATCCGTTCTTCCTTTAATATACCCATTATCTAAATAACGTTGTAAATCATTTTTATTTATATGAAAAGATTTATTATCTTTATACATCCAACAACGATTAGAATTAATATCTTTCATTTTATTTATAAATTTGTCAGACATAATTCTTCCTAGTTGCCATCCATTTTTTAAATAAATATCTAATTCATTTATTTTTATTTTTATATTTTTTTCTCCATCATTAATCCATTTTTTATTGTATTGGGAATTATTTTTTCCACATTGGGTTTTTGAATTTAATTCTCCAATATGTTTTAATGTTTCCTCATCTAAATAATAACCACCTTTAATAATATTATAACATAAAGGATCATTAATTAGATTTTCATTAACAATTTGTTTTTCTAAATCAGATACTTCTTCTAATGATGAACAAAATTTTATTATTTCTTTAGTAAAATTATTAATTCCATATTTTTCATATGCTTTACGTAATAATTTTCCTGAACCCATATAATTATCATCTAAATTATTTGTGCAATGAATTCCATAATAAAATTTTTGATTAATGTTATTAGTTATCTTATATAAATAAAAATATTTCTTTTTCTTTCTTAAAATCTCTTGTTCCATAATTTTGTATAGGTATTATAATTAAAAATAATACTTTTACATTAATTTATTGTACCTTAGAGGGGACTCGAACCCCTAATTCCAAATGGACGAGACATTTTAAGTGTCTAGTGTATACCAATTCCACCACTAAGGCATCCTTTATCGTATCAATAATTCAAAGATCATTTATTATATATTAATAATATAGTTTATTAAACATATAATTTCAAATTTTTCTTTATTTTATTTTGTACCTCCGGAGGGACTCGAACCCTCGATCCTCGGCTTAAGAGGCCGCAGCTTTAACCAACTCAGCTACAGAGGCATTTATTGTGCTCCGTCTGGGAGTCGAACCCAGCTTATTCGATTAAAAGTCGAAGGTAATTGCCTGTTTCCAGTACTGACCGATATACGAACGAAGCATGATTAATAAAGTGCTCCCACAGGGATTCGAACCCTGGATCCTCGCCTTAAAGGGGCGCAGCTTTAACCAACTCAGCTATAGGAGCATGCATCAAATCATTATTTAAGTTTTGTTTTTTGATTTTACGTGCATGCTTCTTGTTGGTTAAACTTCAATTACCGACTGTTCTAAGGAAACATACACAATTAACGTTTTCGTTTCATATGTGTATTTAATTAATTTTATTTGTAGCGGCCATGGGAGTCGAACCCATTATCTGTAGTATCTCTTCCTACCGTGGTCATTTCCAAAACAAGTAACTTGGTTCCTCACTTTATCCCGGGCTTGCTTGACCTCTAAACTTGTTTATTTCTTGATGCTATTAAATACCACTTTCAAGATTACTTACCCGTCGATAAGCAGAGCTCTAATTATAAGTATTAAATATAAAGTCCGCCGACACATCAAAATAGAAATTTATCCGTTCCACTCGGACACTGAAAGTTATTGTTGGAGCAAAGGATTCGAACCTTACCTCGGACGCGCCATCTCGTGTGCTTACCGTTACACCAAACTCCGATTCTTGCAAGAATATGTGATTTCACAGATAATCATCAACTGTGTTGGTGCCCGGTTTTTGTATTATAGTTTGCAACCTATAATTCACAGATGGAACCGTGGCCTGAAAACCTCCTGCCTCGAGGAATATCTCTAATTATTAGCTATCATTAAGGACTCGAACCTTACCTCCCTCACTTAGGGTGTGCTGCCGTTACACCAGATGATAAATAAGATCTGCAACATCTTACGATTTGTTAATTCTCACCATTACTCTTTCTTATTTGTTGCAGCAATAAGTTTTCATGTTTATTGAATTAGCCTTGTTCTAATAGCGGTCCCAACGGGATTCGAACCCGTACCTCCGACGTGACAGGCCGGCGATTGTAGCCATTCAACCATGAGACCAAAATGTGGAAATTAAACCGGAATTTCCACTAACCGGCTAAACATAATTTATACTTAGGATTAGTTTAGATTCAACCAAAGATTTTTAATATCATCCCCTATATTAAAAATCTAAGTTTACTCACGTGAAACTTTGTTAACGAAAAGATTTTAGAAAGTTCCAATTTCACAATCACCTTTCAAGGAATAACTTTTATAAACTAACCTAATTTTAACTCTCCTTCTTTCTTATCACAATTTGAATACAAATGATTTGTATTCATTGTGGACCGTAAGGGACTCGAACCCTTCCTAAGAGCGTGCAAAGCTCCCGTGCTAGCCAACTATCACTAACAGCCCAATTTAATATATGTACCCTCACTCAGATTCGAACTGAGACCCAATTAAGGACAAGGTTTGAGCTTGCTGCGTAGACCATTCCGCCATGAGGGCATAACGATTTTTCAGATTATCGCGAACTGTATTGGAGGCTCCTCGATTTTTTTAGATTCAACTGTACATTTGAACACTGGGCTAAGCAAGCCATTGTCGCCCATAAATAACCGTTATTTACTCTTTGCTCTAATTAAGGATTCGAACCTTTCCTCCGTTCTACTGACGGTATGCTCCCATTACACCAGATTAGACAAGTACCGGCAAATACTTCGTTTGTTTGACACCTGACTAATTATATTTTCTTTGGGATTGATCAATTGCCGTTGATCAATCTTGCAAGTCTTGTCAAGCCGATTGCGCTCCGTGAGAATTACGATATCCCGCCCTACTGGTTAACAGCCAGCCGCTCTAGCCTCTGAGCTAACGGAGCAATAAAATAAAGATATATGCAAACGACTATGTATTGTATTTCACTCTACGACCTTGGCCAGTACCATTTTATCAATCCATTTAGCAAACAACCTTTCTTTTACTCTTTATAGACATTGCGAAAATATCTGCGAATGTTTAATCAGTATTAACGAATTTCTTCTCCTGAAGTTTGTCCTCCACATTCTAAGTTACTCAGTTGCACAACTCTTTCATTTGTAATTTAATACAGATAATACTCTATGCACCATGAACACTTACTGTTCTTATAGTCTCTATATCTTTAAAAAATGTAGGCACCGGATTCTACTTCTACCGATTTCATAAGATTCAGAGTCAAATGAATTGTCAAATTATTCTAGCCTACTCATCTATAACTTACTTTGAGTTGCAGTTCGCGACCTGACTGATTTCTTTTATAGACGTTTTATATTTGCGGGGATAGCGGGACTCGAACCCACAACCATCGGCTTAACAGGCCGCAGCTCTAACCATTATAGCTATATCCCCAAATTTGTACCCCCACTGGGATTCGAACCCAGACCCAATTAAGGAAGGATTTTAAGTCCTCTGCGTAGACCGTTCCGCCATAGGGGCAAATTATATTTGTGGGGCCTGAGGGACTCGAACCCCCCATGCACGATGCAGTTGATTTACAGTCAACCCCGATGCCATCTCCGGTCACGACCCCAAATATTTTTTGTGGACCCAAAGAGAATCGAACTCTCCACAAGTTCCTTGCAAGGGAACCTCGCCAGCCTTGGTACATGTAAGCCCAAATGCTTTTTGTCTATTTTCTTGGGAAGCATAACCCAATCAAAATATTACTTTACAAAAGTTCTAAGTGTTCGAAACTAATGATTTCATATTTGTGAGAGTGGTAGGATTCGAACCTACTTACCGTGAAGACCAATACGACTATTTGTTGAAACGGATTTGTTTTACGGACAAACATCGTTACACTCCCAAATATAAGTTAAATCAGCTTTTGAATATCTCGAGCTATCCAAAATTGTTACTAAGTGTTCTTTTATCACATGTGAACTATCGACGGCTGGCTACGTTTCGGGGAGGATTTGAACCTCGAATTCAAGAAACTTCTTAAGCAATTTCAAGAAACCTATACCTCTTAGTATCTGATTTTTTTGTGATTCATCAAGGAATCGAACCTTGAAGGTGAAATAAATCATTAGAAGCACCACCTATCTAAATCATTATCCGATGACCCATATTGACCACTGTTGGTGTTTACAGCTTCGCATCTCCAAGTCATCTTCGCTTGGTGCGTTAACCCCGACCTGCCATCGCTTATCAATTTGAACCATATTAAAAAATAGGTTACCGACGGATTCTAACCGTCTTTTACTATCTTTGATATGATAACCTGTCGTGTGTGCTACACCACACCTGAGTAACCTATTTAGAGCTCCGTACCGGACTCGAACCGATAACATACGCATTACAAGTGCGTCGTTCTACCAATTAAAACTAACAGAGCAAATAAATGGTAGTACTTTTGACAAGCAGTCTAATATCAATTTAAGTCCTACTTTCAGGTTTACATCAGATTGATTATATATCATCCAAACGTCTATCTGCTTAAAATCTAATATCTAGCCTCTAATTTCCACCGTAATGTATTGTACCAGTGAGTTGAAGATATTTTTCTTTGGCAACTACCAATATTTTAATGATATGGAAATTCTGTTGTAAAGGCAGTTTTTAATCTCCCACCATCAGAGAACCTTTAATATATTTACTGAACTATACAAAAAATACTCCGTGATTTATCGAACATCTATCTTAGTCTAACTGGCGAGTATTGGATTTGACATCCTAATTGCAGGGGTTTTTCACCACTCCTCTTCCGTATCAGTTTTATAATTTGTTGTATCAATATGTCAAAGAACTCAATTTTTATATTGGTTTGTTAACCTTTACATATATATTGGAAATTTATGTATTTCCAAATACATATATAATATAGAAATTAGTATCAAAAATTCAAATTTCTAAGAAATTTTTTTAACTTTTTTTCTACTTTAGTGATTATGGTTGGATTCGAACCAACGTAGCCCAGGGTAACTTACTTCCTCAGTTTTACTTCATCAAGAAACTTTCTAACGTTTTCAGCAGTGACCTGGTAGCACATCCAATCTGCTTCACATAATCATTTGTTTCTACATCCGGACTCGAACCGGAGACCTCTTGACCAAGTGCTCTTCCTGACTGAGCTATGTAGAAAATCAGCTTTCATAAAAACTACCATATTCCATAATGAGCATATGTACACTATCTCAAAACTTCATTACTCTTATTAGTAATCCAGCTTAAAAATGTTGGGCTTACGGGATTCGAACCCATAATGCAAGGACCAAAATCTTGAGTGTTACCATTACACCAAAGCCCAATATTATATATTAAAAACTTAACTGGAAATTCGAATCCCAATGATTATGTTAGTCTCAACAGATTTCTCCAGGTACTCATCCAATCAGGCAGACCTCCTTAAGTTTTTATATATATTTCTTGAGTTCAAAATGTCAAAGAACATTTGTTTTGTTTTACAAATATAATACAATTTCTTTGTTGAAACAAATTATTGTATAATTATTTGTTTTTAACAAATATAATATAGTAATTGTTTTCAAAAATTCAAATTTTAATTAAACAAATTTCATAAAAAAATCCAGAACATTCTTTTTTGAACATCCTGGATTTATATTCTTTACTATGTTTATTTTAATTAACCTTCCATATCGTTATAGCAAGAAACACCAGGATGCATCTTTTGTAAGGCATCTTGTTTATTTATATTATTATATGTATATTGTGTTTTTTGCATTTCTTTTTTCTTTTAATTTAATTAATAATAATTTATTATAGTACAAAAAGTATAAAGATTTCAAAAAATTTTCTATTTTAGTTCATTTTCTATTCTTTCAATTTCATTTTTTATTCTTTTAAGATAATCATTAACATCACTCAATTCACGAGTAGCATTATCACGATTAAAATTATATTTACGACCTTCTGGATATTTTTCATCACTTCTATCAGCTTCACGTAATTCTTTTATAACACGATAAAAACTATCATATGCTCTAGAAATGTTAGACATTAAATCTCCTATGCTATAATATTTATCTATAAAATCTGTATTATTAATAATCTTCTTATATAGGGCAATAGATTTCATATTAATGTCTTCAATTTCTTTTAAAACATCTAATGGGTTTCCTTGTAATTTTTTTGTACGAACTTCGTCTGCTAATGTTTTATATCTTGCTCTTTGTTGTTTCAACATTTCATCAAGAGATGCTTTGTCATAATTTATAACACCTTTTTTATCATTTGCTCTCTTATCATATAAATCTTTATATGTCTTTATCATATCTGGTGTTATATTTAATACATAAACTTTAACGTCATCATTTTTCATATCTTGTAACATTGAAATAACTTCATCAGTTTTTAATGAACGAGATTGATAAGAGTATTTAGTTTTTGTGAACTCCTGAACACCATTAACATTAAAATAGAAAACACCATCTGCAGTTTTATCTTTACCGTAAGCTTTAATAAATATTAAAATATTATCATTTTTATCGGTTATAATAAAATCTGCCATTGCATCATCTTTCCCGTATGTTGATTTTATAAGTTTAATCAATTTTTTATCTGTTGGGTCTTCATACACATCAAAATCACTATCTTCTATTTCTGACCATTTTAAACCTTGTATCCCACCCTTATCATTACCATATTTATGTTTTTCAACTTTAGGTCCAAATATTGAAGCAAAATTAACATACTTTGGTTTATGCTTATATGTTGGATATTCTTTATCCATGCGTTCTGCATATTTCTTTTCTCTATTATTATTATTAGCTTCTGCCGTATTTATTTTTTTAGCTAATTGCAATAATAATTTAGATTTAAAACTTTCATTTATTATATCATCAGATATTATATATGAAATATTTTCTAAAATTTTGTTTTCATATATAATATTATCTATAAAAGAAATTAAGCTTTTCATTTTTAATTAAATTATATTTGTATAATTAAAAATAAAATTTTAATATTAAAAAACAAATATTGATACAACAAATTTCGTACCCTCGCTGGGATTCGAACCCAGAAAAAATAGATCCTTAGTCTATCGCGTATTCCTATTCCGCCACAAGGGCATTATATTGTTGGGTCGGTGGGACTCGAACCCACGATTTTCTGGGTGTAAACCAGATGTCCTCAACCACTAGACGACGACCCAAGATCTGAAGGGTGGGATCTGAAGGGTGGTATCTCACTACCAACTCCGGTAAAATCTTTCGATGAGTCAGTTATTCATATATGCAGTACTTTATAATGAAATAACGTTTACCTTCATAGTCTCCCACCTATTCTGTAACTTCGTTGGGACAACCAGATTCGAACTGATATCTTCTGAGTCAGAGTCAGATATACTAAACCATTATACTATATCCCAATAAAAACCAGTATTTTGAGACTGGCAACTCACAATCCTTGCCTTTTCCGGGGATTACTCGTGTTTTTGGACCGCTAACTTTTTAATTCAAAGGACGTCCACACCTCCACGATACAAGGCCTCTCTATCCTTTATTGACACATATAGAATACCATTCTACTTCTCTTCATATTGTGCCCGATACTAGTCGGTGAGTTATTCCAACGGGGGTCGGGATAGTGAGATTCGAACTCACATGCACGAAGCGGTAGATTCTAAGTCTACTGGGTCTAGCCAATTTCCCCATATCCCGAATAATAAATTTGGACACATTCTGTTGTTTAAATGCTGAGCAGGTTTTTATATATTATTAAGATTTCAAATTAATAAATATAAATGCAAGCTTCCAATTTGTCAGGTATGATTGAGTTAAACAACCATCTCACGGTAAAATCCATGGCTCTATCGTTGAGCTAATACCTGATACACGTGATTCTTTCGAGTTTCACCGAGGTATTTCAACCTCTATAGGGTAATGTTGCAACACTAAATGTGTTATAAGCAATCTAACTCTAACTAACGCTTCTATAGATTCCTCAGATCACGCGCTTATTGAAAATATGAAATTTTCAACAATTTCATTAAGGAACGGAACGAACGATTTCCCCTGTTACTATAGCAATCAGGCTACTTCGATTTATAAGTTTGTGCACCAACCTATAACTATCTGCGGAGGATGAGGGACTCGAACCCCCGCGCCGGTGGGTCTCACCGACCTAAGACGTTAGCAATGTCTCCCCTTCACCAACTTGGGTAATCCTCCAAAATATGGTTGATTTAATTGGCTCAACCATAGGCCTCGATAGATGAAATGGTTGCAACTTACTTACTTGATTTTCCGCGCAGGATTCGAACCTGTATATCTTCAATGAACGTTCACAAAGCGTTTTACCATTAAACTACAAGAATCTTTCAGTCATTTCATTCGGGTGGCATGTTGGATTCGAACCAACGTGAGCTTTCGCTACCAGGACCACAATCTGGCGTCATCGGCCACTAGACGAATACCACCATGTAATGATAATTCTATAAAATAGGTGTTGCCAAAACTTAAATTATCTGCTAATAGATTTCTCATCAGTGTTTCTGCCATTTTCCTAACGTACTTCTGGTTACCTCTGAATAACCCACTCCTCCAATTGGCATTCCTTAAAATCTATATATAAGTTTTATCTAAGTGTGTCGCATCAGATTCGAACTGACATCTCAGTGATTCACAGTCACCGCCTTTCAACCAATTAAGTTAACGACACCATGTTAAAAAAAATAAATAAACTAGTACTAAACTAAAGATGTAGTACTTTACTGCTTCGTAGCAAATTTGCTAGCCAATGCTAAGACAGGCCCTTTTATACTTGTAATGATATGTTCCATACCTATCAAGTTTGAAATTTTGGCTAAAATAAGATTTATTGAGGCCCAGGGAATCCTCATTGAGCGGACGGCTGGATTCGAACCAACATTACCGGCTGGAAATGCAATAATTTGAAGTAACTCTTAACTACAACAATCTTACGATGTAAAAGCGTCAAAAGGTAATAAAAACTTTTAACGGCGTACTTTCCTTTATACTACATCCGCATGGGGTGCAAATGATTATCTGATTGCACCATTCAAATAATCATCATTGAGCAGTGGATGGGATTTGAACCCACGTAAGCCTTCTGCATGGCAAGCAGATGTGCACCTCCAACTACACCACCACTGCATTATATAATTTTGCACGGAGTGAGAGGATCGAACTCCCGACCTTGGTTTTGGAGACCAACATTTTACCACTAAACTAACTCCGCAAATAAAGAATTGAGCGGGTAATGGGAATCGAACCCACATCCTCAGTTTGGAAGACTGACGCACTAGCCGTTGTGCTATACCCGCATTTGTGGTGACGGTTGGACTTGAACCAACAAAACCTTTTTCCAAATAAAAGTGTGTATACCAACATTGAAGTAACTCTCAATCTACACTATTATATTTATCATATAAAGAACAACGACGAAAGTGTTAAACAATAAAATTTCACCACGTCACCATTTAATTAATTTGAGTGGGTAATGGGAATCGAACCCACATCCTTGGCTTGGGAAGCCAATACACTAACCGCTATGCTATACCCACAAATAAATTTCTGTAACAATCAAGAAAAGCGTTTTGGTAGCAAATTATCAGTCAGCTTGAAGTAACTCTTCTTTTCAACAAGAAATTTATAAGTACCGAGGGTCAGAATCGAACTGACATGAAACCAATTAACCTTTCAACGCCTTATGAGAGCGAGGGTATACCTCGGCATAGTGGGGCCACCCAGATTCGAACTGGGGTGACTACCTTGTAAGGGTAGCATACTCAACCGCTATATGATGTCCCCAAATAATGTAGCGTCACCGAGATTCGAACTCGGTATTCTTGCTTGAGAGACAAGCGACTTAACCTATCTGTCCCTGACGCCATAAATGTTGGGTTTACAAGACTTTAACTCAACACTTCTACATTATCAGTGTAGTACTCTAACCATCTGAGTTAAAACCCAATATAATAAATAATAATGTTACCATTACACCAATGACAGATTTACATTTTCAGATTAATATTCTAGAACTATTAACCATCAGTCATATAGACTTCAACACTGTCATACAGGACTCGAACCTGCATCTATTATTGTAGGGAGACCCAGGTTCGAACTGGGATTGCCGCCGTATCAGAGCGGGAGCCTAACCTATTAGCAGATCTCCCCATAAAAACTATTCATATTACCATCTCGCCCAATGTATTTAAGCTAAAGCCTATGGGAAATTTGTTCTTGTATGCGCACTTGATTCCAAATTTCCGGCAAGTAGTACATGGTATAAATTTTCCGGAATAAACCTGTACTTCTAATGCCTCCTATTTGCTGTCGCCAGCCACCAGGATGAATAGTTTTAGTAGCGGCTACGGGACTCGAACCCGTAATCTTCTGCGTGAAGGGCAGACGAGTTAAACCAATTCCTCTAAGCCGCCATGATTAGAAATTAATAAATTCTATAAATTTATCTATTTTTTCTTTCATTAATTGTTTTTTAGTAATTTGTTCTCTTGAATTAATCCCAATTTGAGAAAAATACTCTAAAATATCTTTATCAATATTAAAACCATTTTGACTAGTTCAAATATTTAATTTCTTACAAATTTCTGCTTTTGATTTAGAATAATCATAAATATTTTGAATTTCTTCTTTAGACATTTTAAACTATTTAATATATTTACTTAAAAATAGTAATTTCTTGTCAAAAAATTCAAATTCGAGCTAACAAAATAAATAATAAACTACATATTTTGTTATTCTATTTATGGTCTGGGCGACGAGACTCGAACTCGCATAACTTAATCCTGCTTCCAAAGCAGGCCGGTCACCTATTACCGGCTACACCCAGATATATAAAGTGGCGTAGACACGACTCCAACGTGCGACCACAGCATCCCAAATGCCGCATTCTAAGCTACTGAACTACTACGCCATTAAAATCTTTCCAAATCCTTGTTACTTAATATTAATGTTTGTAAGGCCTACATTATTCGCGCGTTAAGTACCAAGATAACTCTAAGATGTTGGAAATAAATTTATAAGAACTCATTTTAATTAAATTTTTTCCAGAGTTTCTCATTAATTGTATCTTCTTATGAAGAATTACTTAATTAATGAGTTTATGAATAATTAAATGATTGTTTAAATCATTTTCAATTAAAATTGTGGGCCGTGACAGGATCGAACTGCCGCTAACGACCTGGATCTTCAGTCCAGCGCTCTACCAACTGAGCTAACGGCCCATGTGCAGTCTTACCTGCTGTAGTTAAATCTTTTTATCGGTACCTTTTTGTAATGAAGATTTAACAGAAACACTTTCGAGGGTCCATGCGGAGTTGAACCGCACTACCAGATTTTGCAGATCCGTACATAAACCGCCCTGACCTAGACCCATAAATTAAAATTCATAGAACATTCAATTGAAGGATAAAAATAATTGACGTGTTTACCAATTTCACCACCGCGGTACGTAATGACCATGGGCCGGGCTCGAACCGACAAGCATAATAGCATCAATTTTTTACATAAAATTATTAAATTTGTTAACATGTATTGAAGTATCTCCAATTTACACTAATGAATTTTATTATGCGGAGGAGGCCGGACTCGAACCGACACACCGTTATTCGCGATTACTAGTAGTTTTCAAGACTACTGCCTTACCAATTAGGCTTACTCCTCCATAACCTCCTTCCTCAACAGTTCACCTACACATCTATGAAGGATATCTGACTTTAATTGTCTTCTCGACAACCAGTGACTGTATATATTATTTTGAAAGTTTCCTACATCTGTCTTATGGCAATTAACGCAAACCACATTAATGATCGTCGTGCAGATTCTCACTGCTTTTCCATTTCACAGTCTCCATTACGTTGCTTTACGTATCGCAATGACCTCAATCACGTGTTTGCCACTACAAGGTCTTCCATCTGTTAATTCAGAATTCCCATTTGGAAATAAATTCCAGCCCTCGGAAACTTTATATTTAAATAATGCAAGCTATAATTTAGTCTTTATAGCAATTTTCATGCGCTCCTGCCGAACGGAAATTAGCACGCTGTACTTTAACTTACTCAACTTGTACGAATTGCATTATTTATGTTAAAATGAACTAGCACTACACTAAAGATGTAGTACTTTCCTGCTTCGCAGCAAATTTGCTAGCCAATGCTAAGACAGGCCCTTTTATACTTGTAATGATATGTTCCATACCTATCAAGTTTGAAATTTTG